GTCCCGATGATGCACCTCACGGTGCTAGGGCAGCTTCCTTGTCATCGCGTAGAGCTCGACAAACGCCCACGTACTCTCACCCGGTGCGAACAGCATCGGGTTAGAGGGGTAGACGTACATCTCGCTCTTCGCGGTGACGGCTCTGGTTATCAGTTTGTGGCGTGTCTTCGCCCCATTCTGAACCGCCAGAGCACGGGGTGCCGACCCCAACAACACCTTCCGTGCCCACCGGCGGAGACGTCGGAGGAACACGAAGGGTGTGGTAATTTCGGTTCGACCTGGACGGAGACGTTGATCCTGGAAAATCAACGCCCGAGAGAACTCCCCAGTCAGGTGTGCAAGCACATCCCGACCGGAGCGATCTCCGGGACACCCCGGGCGGGGCCCCCTACCAACGGTAAGGAGCCCAACCTCGAGGGCCCGTCCCAGGACGGTTATGGCCGCTTCTCGACAGAGGAACGAAGTAGGGTCGCGTGCTTCCAACCAAGACGGTGGAAAAACGCAATGAACGGTGGGGGCCGTCCCATAAAGGACTTTCCCAACCGCCAACCTCAACCAAAAAGGTGCATGCACCTTTGCGGTCGAGCCCCTACGAGGTGGAAGACCCGCGCCCCCAAGGGCACGGGGGAAGTTGGGGGCTATCCCGCTTGCGCGGAGACGGCCCCAAACCTCTGGCCGAAGGGCCCGGAGAACTCTCCGGGCCCTAAGGTCTCTACCACCGCCATAACCAATGGACTCGAAGGCCTCCCCCTCCTTATCGGGGGAGAGGTCAACAAGTCCACGAACCGGAATTCCTGGAGCCCAACGAATGGGCGACCCAGCAGACGGCCTTACGAAGAAAGACATCTCCGTAAAGTTACCTGCCGTCCGAGAAAAGAAGGCCTTACCAGGCGAAAACTTCGCGCCACACGACGCGAGTATCGCCCGGTAATGGCCCACCATCTCGGGCGGCCAGGTTCCTAGGAGGTCATCCCCACCTATACAGGTGGAGGCGACCGCATAAGAGCCAGTCCGGGTCCCTGTCCGCGCGGCGGCCAACGAGACCCAAAAGAGGTGAATGATGGACATAATGGGCCATGACGGCCCAAGTCCCATCAGAACGCCCCTCTTGGTCTCAATTGACTCGCCCCACGGATAGGTCACGTGTTGAGGGCCAACCAGGCCCCTCAACGCGTGAGCCCATTCAGGTGGAAGGTCCTTCCAGCCTTGAATCAGCCCGTCACAGACCTTCCCCACCAAATCATGGGGGAGAAGGTCAGTGGCGGAAACCAAATCTGTTGAGATGATGATATTCCCATCACGATGGGTCCTCATCACCGCCTCGACGGCCTGCCGTCGGTCCCCCTTTAAGAACCAACGACAGGACCGCACTCGAGTGAGTGCGGACAGGAGGTTCCTATTTAGGATACCCCCTGCCGTGGAGGCCTCCCAGGAGGGGGCGGTAACAACACGTTGTTTCCAGCCCCTTTCCGGGACACAACAGGCACGGTTTCGAGGTAGACGGTAACGGCCAATGGCCATCGCCGTAAACTTCGCCAGATTCTCGGCAAACATTTCCTCTCGGATAGGCGCACGCGCAACCGCGGGAACCTTCAGGAGGGCGGGCTCGATAATGTCTACTTGGATTCCTCCTTCTCTCAGGAGGTCAATAGACTCTTGTCGAGCCCGTTCCCGATGGCCCCCGGCGGCACGCGAAACGTCGCAAGTGGCCGAGGGGCCAAAAGCTGTTACCAGCTTAAGGCCCCTTAGGTACTTGGTCGCGAAGGTCCTGGCAAAGGCCTCCGCGTCAGAGAGGATCTGTTGTGGTGTCGTGAAAGGTGAAGCGAGGGCATCGCGATGAGCAATGAGATTGCTCTTCGCGACCCGCTCGTCTCCCATGGGCAGCGCCCTACCTAGGTAGGAGAGCTGCTCTAGGACCTTGACGGAATTGATGCTGCCAAACATCCTCCGTGCAAGGAACTTTCCACGACGTGTCAACGGCGCGCCTTCACAGACGCGCTGGCGGCACGATGCTGCGGCACTCTTGAGGAAGGAGATAACCTCCCCTACCCCAGAGTGCGCCGAGGTCCGAACCACCCAGAGGGCCAGCCTCTGGAGCTCAAGCTTACGCTTGTTCTCCAGGGGCGAGCCCCACTGGAAGGTAAGGATCCCAGCCGCCGCAGCAACACCAAGAAGGGCCTCCCACACGCCGTCAAGAAGACGGCGCTGGGCTCTAGATGGGGTCGGCACCCCTAAGTACGCACATTCCTCGCGGAATGTACGCTGCTGCACAAGGCCTGCGTCCCCCTTTCGGGTGGAGGCAGACCGGTCATGTGCGGCCGCGGTCGCGTTCAACCACAAATCCGTAACCTCACGGTGACGAATTTGCGATGTAGTCTT